ATTAATCGTGAAGTGTTTGAAGTATCGGATACCTTGGATGCTGTCGATAAGGCAGGCATTAAAGGTGGCGAGTATGAATACCAACTTGCGAAAGCCTTGAAGATTATGGCTAGAGCAATGGAGGTTGATGTTGTAGCAGGTGCTTCTGCGGCAGGTTCTGCAGGAACAGCTAGAGGTTCTAAGGGAGTAATTCCTTGGGTTACAACTAATCTAAGTACCGCAGGTGGTGGTCGTGATTTGACGGAAACTATCTACAATGACAATTTGCAGGATATTTTCGGCACTGGCGGCAACCCTGATACAACCTATGTTAATGGTTGGCAAAAACGTAAAGTTACTGCGTTCTCTGCTACCAACACTCGAAACATCGAAGCTTCTTCAAAGAAGCTGATTTATTCGGTAGATGTTTATGAGAGTGATTTTGGCCTACAGCGTGTAATCCTTGATCGGTATATGCCTACCGATAAGCTTGCACAGTTGCAGAAGGATATGTGGAGCATAGCAATGCTACGCCCAGTTAAACATACTCCGATTGCGAAGCTCGGTTCTTCACGAGCAGGTATGGTTGAGGCTGAATGGACAGTGGTTTCTTTTGAAGAAAAAGCTTCAGGCGTTATTGAAGAATTAAACGTCCAATAGTTTGGAAGCTTGAATAAAACGGCTTGGGGGGGCAACCCCCCTTGCTTAATATTATGAAAAAAACTATACATACAAAACAACAGGATATTCCTGATGAAGATGGGTATACAAGTGATACTGTTACTCGTGTAGTTCATGAAGAGGGGAATCCTTTTAAGAAGGCAAAGACATCTATCCAGCATATACAAAGGCTGGATGATACAGGATTACAGGTAAAACTTGAGCGTTTGAATACGGACAATGGTTTTACTGATGGGCGTACTATGAGAAAAGTAGGGAGTATACCATCTATATTCTTAATGAGGCCAGAGTATAAGGACATTATAGATGGCGACCAGAAAGCAATGCAGAAAGCATTAAAGCGTTTCTTTCAGGATCATCCTGAATATCGTGTTTGTAATAATAATTACTGATGGGTGGAACTCCAAATCAAGAACAGCCTGTGGATGGTGCTAGGGCAGATGTCCAACAAGCTCAGTATAATCCGAGTTGGCTTCATGAAACTGGTTCTAGGATGGGCAGTACTGACCTTGGCTATGCGAGACAAGTGTTCGATGAAATGCGAAGAGAACTTCCAGGTATTGACAAATCGCTTGGTGATACACCTGTTAATTTAAGCTTGGGAAATCCAGAAGGTATGGGTTGGTCTGAAACATATACTGTTGGGAGTACGGATATTCCAAATCCAGAGGCAATGCGTATTGAGCTTCAAAAAGGACAAAGATATTTAGACCCCTCAATTCGTCATGATAGTGGTGAGAGAGGTAAACTTAAAGAATTATTTGCTGCTGAAACTACTCATCAGTTGACAGATGTTATCAATGGAGTTCCATTTGATAAAAAAGTATTTAACTGGAAAAGAGAGCTGTTAGACAATATAGATAGTCTACCAGACAATCACGATATAAAGGTGGAATTGCGAGACAGGTATAATAATACAGTTAACTATCTTAATAAAAAAGGGATACCTCTTGGTAGTAATTGGGAAAGTTTTGAAAACGCTAAAAATGGGCCGATGGGCGATTGGTTGGTATTTGAAAGAATTTTCCCCGAACTGATGAACGAAGAAAAAGACCGAAGGTATATGCGTCAAGGCGGTGGCTTTGGTGAAAGTCAGATGAACATTATAAATAAAATTAAAAGCTATTTCACAGGAAGATAATATGGGCGTATTAACTACTTACGAATTTACACAAGATGTATTAAGAAAGAAAGAACCTTATAAAGTAGAACCGAAGAACGAAGAAAAAGAACAGCCTACGGAATTACTTAAAGAAAAGGTTGAACTATTAAAGGAAGAAGACAAAGAGGAGAATGAATAGTGTCATTAGCTACTATCCGTGACCCAATCTTAAGAGACTTAGGGCTTGATTCTAGTTCAGCACTTGTTAGTGATGTTAAGCAACGTATCCTTGATTATATAAATGAAGCGATACAGGAAATAAATATTCTTGGCAAGTGGGACATATTAAAGTCTGAGGGAACTATTACTTTGGTTACAAGCCAAAGAGAATATTCGTTAGCGTCTGATGCAGATGTTAATAAGATTATGAGTAATAGGTTCTATATAGATGCGGAAGATGCTTTTGTTCATATGGCTACTTCCAATCAGGCTTTTCAAGAAGAAGTAATACAGAACGATACAGGTATACCGCTTGTATGGATACCGTTTGGGAAGGACGCATCTCAAAACGACAGGATTAAGATTGATCCTCTGCCTTCTGCTGACGAGAATGACATGGTGTTGACCTATTGGTACACACGCAAGTTGACAGATTTAAGTGCTGATTCTGATACAACGCCTTTTCAAGAAGTTGTAATCAGGCATATGGTCAAAGCGAAGTATGCTGAATATGATATGGATTTCGCAAAGCGTGACAGGGAAATGGGATTGGCAAATGCTTTATTACAGAAATTACAGGCACAAAACAGGGGTGCTGTAAGATTTAGTCCATTAACTAGACGTAATTATTCCTTATCCAGATAATGCCACTAAGACAAAAAATATTCGAGTCTAATAATAAGGGGTTGTTTGATGTTGCTGTTGGCGAAGGTAACATCTCAGCCAGTTATGCTACCGAATTGCAAAACAGTCGTGTTGCTTTGAACGGAGAAGTGTCTAAGAGAAGGGGTAGAACTTATTTAAATACTACTGCTATTACATCAACTCCAGATGTTATCGGGTTGATGGTTTATGATGGCAACTATCCTGGAACATACGAGGTTTTGGCTCAAGCTGGGACTAATTTGCTTAGGTATGATTCGTCCGCAAGTGCTTTTAATACTACTATCAAGTCTGGTTTGTCTGCAAATAAGAAATTAAACTGGACAATGTTTAATAACAAGATGATTTTGACTAACGGAACGGATAATCCATTTAAGTATGGGTATACTCCTAGACCGTTTTCACCCACTACAGGGGTTTCAACTTCAGGATCAAAAGGTGCAAGAACTTATTATGTAGCAGTTACCTATGTAACAGCCAATGGACAATCGGTGGCTAGCGAACAGGTTACTAAGGCTATTAACGCTAATGATGTTTTAACGGTGACAAGCCCTGTTACTTTACCTGGGGCAACTCATTGGAATGTGTATCATCATACTGTTTCTGGGTCTTTAAAATTACAGAATGCGTCCCCGATAGCAATAGGTACAAATTATACGGAGACAACAGGATCATTAAATGATGGTGCCGCCCCTCCGACAACTCATACAGGCTGGTATGTTATAGACCTTGCAGACAACCCACCGAAAGGTAAATATGTTTACTCATTAAACAACAGGGTTTGGGTTGCAGGAATGGATGATGAAAGAACCAGATTCTCTGGTTGTGCTGTAGATAATGAAGATGATTGGTCAACAGCTTCTGACTATGTGAATATTGATTTAGCTGCTGTATTGGCTCGTGGTGATTCGATTACTGGATTGGCAAGATTAGGGCAAACAAATTCTCTTATCATAGGACTGAACAACCATATTGTTACCTATAAAGTTCCTGCAACATTTAATGATATAGCCATAGACAAGCAGATTTTTAATACAGGGGTAATGAGTCACAGGGGGATGGACGAGGTTGGGTTAGACAATTATATTGTTGAGACAGAAGGATTAAACTCGGTAAAGATGGAACTTATTGTTCAGGGTTTAAAAACCAAGAAGCTAAGTGACAGGATACGAGACAGAATAAATCCATTGTTGGCAGATGTTGCTGATCCTTCAGAGGTTAATGTTGTTAACCATAAAGCCGAGAATGAGTTTTGGATTAATATTCCTTCTATTAACAGGCGGTATATTTATGATTATGAAATAAAAGCATGGATGGAAGACAGGGATGTAAAAATATTTCAGTCTGTGCGTACTCCAGATAATCAAATTTTAAGTGCTGGTGCTGACGGTAGAGTATACAGGGAATATACTAATTCTTCTGGTGCTGATATTTATGGTGATGGGAATGACAACGCAAATGTTTCTTGGAAATGGCAGACTCCTTGGCTTTGGTTCGATAATATTTCCATTAAGAAGATGTTTAAGTATTTTCAGTTTAAAGGAACTGGGTCTGGTGGGTTGTTTACCCTTGATGTTTCTTTTGATTTTGAGAATACATCTTATAAAACATTTTATTTACAATCTACTCCTGCAGAGTTTGATTCATCAGAATGGGATGGTACTTACTGGGACTTTCCTGATGTGAATAAAGTATTAATTCCGATGATAGGTATGGGAAGAGCTATTAGGTTTCTTTTTTCTGCTAATCATCAAGCGGATTTAAGTATTGCATTTTATGGAGTTAAATATGCTAACGCAGGATTTAGAGCAAACGATTAGGAGCAATCATGGCTACATTAAGTAGGTTAAGAGATTTTACAGCAGACAGGGATGCCACACCGCCTGTTGCTATTTCAGCGCAGGGCATGGACGATGAGTTTGACCAGTTAGTTACCGAGTCAAATGCACAGGATGTCAGGCTTGATACTTTAGAGGCTACTGGGAATGTAAGTACGGCAGACTTAGCGGATGATGCTGTTACTCCTGCGAAGGCAAGTTTTGTAGATGATACTCTTGCTGCTACTGATACGCATATCATGGTGGCAGATGGTACTGACTTTGATAACGTAGCCATATCAGGTGATGCGACATTGTCTAATACAGGCGTATTGACGCTAACTACTAATTCAATAGTAGCTGCAAATATTACAGATGGAGAGGTTTCAACTAGTAAGTTAGCTGGAGATGCGGTTGATGGAACTAGATTAGCAGACAACGCTTGTGATAGTGAACATTATACTGATGGAAGTATTGATAAAGTTCATCTATCTGCTGATTGTATTGATGGAACTAAGTTAGAAGACAACGCTTGTGATAGTGAACATTATACTGATGGCAGTATTGATTCGGCACATATAGGTGACGATCAAGTTATTACTTCAAAGATATTAAATTCAAATGTAACACTTCCTAAGATAGTAGATGCAACTGCAACCAATAAAGTTCTTGGAAGAGTTGCAACAGGTTCGGGTAACTGGGAAGAGGTAACGCTTGAGACTACACTTTCTAGCACTAACGAAGCTATCCCGACATCTAAAGCGGTAAGAGATGATATTGTTTCACTTGTTAATGATGTGGGTGGTTTTCATGCTGTTGCTGACGATCAATCATTTCCTAATACTAATCCTGATCCAGATGATGGAGCAGGTACGGTAGTTTCTATAGCTAATGCAGGTGGATTGGTAGTGAATGGTTCTGGTGTAACTACCACAGGACGTACCTTGGGGGGTTCAACTGTTACGATTAATAGTATTCCTTCTGCATACCAGAGTACCACTATAGCTGATGGGTTGGGTATGCATGTGGTTTCTACATCTACTCTTAATACTTATACTTACCATAAGATAATTGCTAAAGAGGGTGACACTAATATAGTTGCAACTAATATTGCTAATGTAAATACAGTTGCAGGAATTTCAAGTGATGTAACT